CCCACATACCTTTAGGGAGAGGAACTGCTTTGTCGATCATGTCTGTTAAGGTGTTGATGTCCTTCCAGCAATTTCTTTCTGTTCCGTTGATTCCTAATTTAGTCCCATGATAAGTTGAGAACAGCGGTTCGTTTATATAACGGCTTCCGCTTGTGTAGAGATATCCCACCTCTCGTTGGTTCGGATTCCATGACAACCAATTCTGACGTGCGAGAGGATGCATGAATTTATCTGCCTCATCCCAACCATCCTGTCTGTCATCGTATCCGAGCTTTCCTCCAAACCACAGTGCTTCTTCTTTCTTCTTCTGAGTGAATTCTGAAGCATCAAATTTCACGCCGCCAGATTTGCTTCCGGTAGGGAATGCAATTTTTCCTTTCCGCTTGTGTTCGAGAACGTTCTTCTTGGACTGGGCTATAGAGAGGAAACCCTTGGCTGTGGTGGCATCCCCGGCATCAAGAGCTTCCTGGGCTTTGGTCATATAGTGTTTGAAATCCTTTGACGTGGTCTTGAAGCCGTCCAGATCGTCAAACAATGAGTAGAGCTTTCCGAGCTCAATCTGATTGTCAATCTCCTTGAGCGTTTTCTTATATGCTCCTTGTGCTACCTGCCAGGTGGAGTGTTTCTTGTTCTTCTCAAGCCACTGGATTTCAAACTCAAGTTTGCTTTTGAGCTTCTCAGCGTTGAGGTCGAAACTTATACCTTGCGACTCCCATTTTGCCAGTTTGCTTTCAATGGCAACAGCGACCTGCTTGAGTTCTGTGATACTGAACTTCTTGTGCCATTCATGCACGTTGTCGAGTTGCTTGGAGAGTGCTTTTTCCTCGGCTCGGACAGTCTTGATGGCTTGAGCCACTTTTCGGGTCTCACCACGCATCTTGGTGAGATTGTCTGTGGAGATAAGGTTTTCAAGTCCTGAGAAGTCCACGTCCAACGGATACTCCGAGCGGAGTTTGAACACGTTCTTTGCTACCAATCGTGTCTTATGGTCTTGATCAAGTTTCGCGTTCCATCTGTCTTGGATAGCCTTGATGTCTGCCGGGGTGCGCTGCGCGTGTCGGTTGGCGGCTTGCTGAAGCACGGTGACACGACGGTTGAACACGTCAAGCTGCTTGGGCATCTGGAGGTGCTGTAGCTCTTTGATTGCCGCCTTGCAGTCATCGGGCAGATACCCTGCCGAGATTGCTTCTGAGAGGCGCGACAATCGCCTTTCGTTCCATGCGTGCTGAATTCCTTGCTTTGTGACCTGCGTGCGCTGTGCGTGGCGTTCTGCCGCTATTTCAAGCGGAGACTTTTTGGACACTCCGAAGAATTTAGCTAACTTTGTATCGGTGATTGACACTGCCTCTTTTGAGGTAAGCCCTGCACCCCGACTCTGGGAGGCTGACACGCTGTGGAAGTCTTCCAGTTTTATTTTGAAGCCATCTTGTATCACGCATTCTCGCTTATAAATAGCCTCAGCGTTGCCGACTTTCAAACGAATCTCAGCAATGCTGGTTCTTTTCATACGGTCGTTCAAGGCATTGGCAATTGTGATGGGGGATGCGTCACAATCTATCTCAAGAATGATATAATCAGCTTGTTTCGCACCATTTCGCAAAAGCAAATCGAATGCGTTAACCGAAGGCGTTCTGCCTGTCTTGAACTCTTCCATCACTCCACGAGTGATGTTGTAGCTGTCGGCACTTTTCACTCTTTGAGGATTGGGCAGCAGGATGACTTCCTCGCCGAACTGTTCGGCTCTCCACCGGGCAAATTCCAGATTCTCCGCCAGTTCGTTCTTGCCATGTGCAGGATGCACGTATATCTTGCCGTTGGTTGTTGCCTCCACCTTGCACTCGGTGATGAGGTCCCTCACCGTCCATTCTTTATCGCCTATGTTGATGGTCTGCTCCATGGACAGGAGAGGGCGCACTATCGCTGTGTTGTCGCTAAGAAAATACGGCAGACTCTTGACATTGCGGATACGTGCGGCATTAGCCTCCACCCAAGCCTTGAATGCGGAAGGGACTTCGCGCACGGTGTTTGCTGAGCTTTTGGTCGGCTGCTCTCCGTTGAGGATGCGCTGGGTGTCTTCCGCCATCTCCTCCTCGGTCTTAAGAACCGACACGACATGGCAGCGGCAGAGGGGATGCCAGCCGGTAAATTTGAAATCTTTCGGGTACTTACCGGCGAGGGTGTCGCAAATATCGGTCAGGGGGGAGCCGTTGAGCGTATGGTTGTTCGATAGCTTGATTTCTATGCCCACCACGAAGTCCATCTGCTGCCACCGCAGATGGTCGCTCGTGCGGTAGGCGATGTTGGTCTCTGTGGCTGCGAGCCTCCGTGCGTTCTTGTAGCTGCTACGGTAGACTCCGCGCCCGGGGTGGAACGCTTTCGCTGCCTGGGAGAGCTTGAGGTGACCATGCTGGTCGCGGACGCGCCTGAATAGCTTGTCGGGATGTTGGAGATACTGCCTCAGGCTGCGTGTCATCTGCGCCGCGCTCTCCCCGGTGCGTATGCCCAAGTCCAGCCCCAGCTCTATCTCGTGGCGGAAGGCATCAGTGTAACGCCACACTCTGTCGGAGAGATTGAGACCTTGCGTCTTGCGTTGCAGAAACGCCTCCAGAGCCTCTCCGTTGTTGGAGAAGTAGCGTCGGTATTGCTCCTTGCTCAGCTTGCCTACACGGTCGCCGAAAATGCGTTGAGCGAGAGCATTGTTCTTGTTGTTGCTCAACGTCCATGCCGACTGTACCCCGTTGACTATCGTGGTCTCCATGGACTGCTGCAAAGCGGTCATCAGCCGCTCTATCTGCTGACGGGTGGCAGGGTAATCGTCAAAACTGAAGATACGGTCATCGGGCAGCGCGGTTTTGATTGACACTCCGATTTTGGCAGCTTCTTCAGCCGCTTTCTTGAAGATGCGGTCTATTCGCGTTTCGATGGCTGCCATGTTGCGCAGGTGCGTCTTGTCGTATTCGCTCGGCTTTGGCATTGTAGGGTAGGTGTATTCTGAAGATTATCGTGTCATTTCCATGGCATCGTTCATCTCCTGTTCGGCTATCTCGCGGAGGGTCTGATCTACATTGTCGGAGTGTCCGTATCGCTCTATGCTCTCGCGCTGTGACATAAGAGGTTGATTGCCGTTGGCTGTCATCAGTACCTCCACTTTCTCCTTGTCGTCGGTGATGCGGTAGGGTGTTATCACGTTTTCTACTGGCAGAGCGTCGATGTCGGCGTGGTATGCGGTCCCCATGATAAGTTTCGCATATGCCTTGACCACATTGACCTCGCGGTCAAAAAACTCAAGAAGGTCTCCGCTTTCGTCACCTACCTTCAGCTCGGCATCGATAAACATCTGCTTGCGGCTCTCGCCAGATAGTGCCTGCTGGCTCATCTTCTCGTAGCTCCAGTCGGGGAGCTGTAGCTGCGTGAAGTAAAGGCTTCGCAGGGTCTCGATGTGGAACTTGAGGCTTTCGGTTGCTTGACTCCATGTGACGTATTCGGCCTTTGCGCCCGTAGGAAATTGAATGACGGATTTGAACTCCTTATCTGAACTCTTCTCGTCGCCGTAATTGCAGATTTCGTCGGCACATACCACGAACTTGGGCTTGCTGTTCTCCCGGAGATAGTTGCCGTTGCGCGACAAGGACCACTCCATCTCGTAGACATTTCGGGATGTGTCTTCCCATATCGGCATCGGACGCCAAGCGTAGACACCGGGGATTTTCAGAAGGGTCGTGTTCTCTTCCTCGACTACTGCCCATTCTCCGCTCTCGTTGCTCCACTTGATGTGGCGGCTGTCCTCACCGTCCGTGTAGGTGTCGAAGTATTGCACGTTCTTCTTGCCTACCTTTCGGGTATAGCCTATGCTCATGGCGGTCATGTCGCCGTATTCATCGAAGAACGGATATAGCTCATCGCCGAGCATGGGGCTGAATGTACGGCATCGGAGTTTGAGTGTGCTGTCCACGCCATAGAGATTGTTTCGCTGCTCCACGGCATACCAAAGCGTGAAAATCTCGCACCCTGCAAACAATTGCTTGCAACGCTTCGTGTTCACGCTGTTGATGCGGTTGCGGTCAAAGATTTTCTCCATTACTTTCGCGATCTGCTTCTGACGGTCGTTTTCGGGCTTATAGATACGCTTGACGGGGATGCCTGTGCAGAGTTCGCTCATGCGTGTCGCCGCGAGCTTCTGAAACGACAGGGTTATGCGGGTCACTCGCTCTATCCCGTCATTGCGCACGATGTCTGGGTAACGCTGTTTGTCCATGACCGGGTGCTTGGTCGGGTCATATTCGCTTTCAAGTCCTTTGCGTCCTCCCCACACTGGGACGGGGACAGTCTTCTGCTTGAGTGCGGTTATCCGCTCTCTTTCGGTCATGTCTGAGCCGAGGATTTCTTTGATACTTGGCATCTTGTTTTATTGGCTGGGGTGTTAAAAAATCCGTTGTAGTCTCTCGATATCGATTGTCCTGCGGTGATTCAATGGGTAGAATGTGTTGGCGAGGGCATCGAAGAGGTCGGTTGAGCGTCCGAGGCGTTTCTTGATATCCTCCTTCGGCTCTATCTGTATTTTCCCGTCAGAGCGGAAGAACCAGCGTATCTCCGTGGCTTCCTCTGCAAACCGGGCATCGGGAGGGAGCATCGCTCCTGTGTTGTTCTTGGGGTTGAGCCAATCTCGGACGCACCAGAACAGATAGGCTCTCATGTTCACAAATCGGTACTGCCCGGTCACGTCTTGCATCTTTTCAGGGTTGTTTCCTCCCCATTCGCTGTATTTGCAACTTATGATGTATTCTGGGCTGTCCTCCACCTCACGGCAGCGAGAATAAACCCCTGCGCCTTCTCCGATGGTGTCGATGCTTACAAAGCCGTAAGGATTGCGTCTGCGCCATGTGGCTATCTTCCCGGCTACCGCCATATGGTCTGCCGTGCCGCCGGAATTGTGGCAGTCGAAGCCGGAGCACCATGCACCCATTCGCTCCACATAGCAAGTGGCATCGCGTCCCATACCGGCAACATCGACACCCAGCATACGAGGTGTAGAGTCTCGCTCTATCGGCTCTCTACCTTGTGTCTGAATCCACCGTTCCTGTGCGACTTCTATCCATTGCATCGGAATTAGTACATCGTCTGCTACCTTTGGAAATTTGCCGAGGACCTTCTTTCTGAATAGGTCTTCTGGACGATACCATTGACCCTCGAATTCAAAATCATCAAGTTCCTCTTGTCGTTCATCTTCACGGATTGGTATGCACCATTGCTTGAGCTTGTCTATAATCCATTCATAGTCTACCTGTCCGGGGATAAGAATGCGACGTTCCTTGACGTTGGGTGCTGTCAACGAGTTGAGGCGGAACTTTACCCAGCGATCTCCGCGCTGGCTCCGGGCGGCATAGCCGATAGGCGTGTTGGGATTGAACACAAGCAGGATTCGGGAGTCTCCCTGCAAGTTACCCTCGATAGCATCAAATATGTTGTCCGAAACGCCGGAGGCTTCCGTGATGATGAACATCGTATGCACCGCATGAAATCCCGACCATGCCTCGTGGTTCTTCTCGTCTGCCTTAAAGCCTGTGAGAAACCATTCGGCATTGTCTGTGGAGATGCGGTCTGTCTTGACTCTGCCCGGCAGTACGATTCCGCGTTGCTTGGCTCTATCGCAAAGACGCGAGACCTCCGGCATCATGATGTTCTTCACTTGTCGGTCTGTGGGTGCTGTTAACGCGACTTTCGTGTTCTCAATCAGTTCTCGCTTGCTGTTCCATCGGGGAGTAAGAAACATGAAGCATACAGCGCAACAAGCAGCCACGAAGTCTTTTCCTCGTGCTGTGCCAGAGGCTACCGTGGTTCGTGGATTGTGCTGTACCGAGGTCACTATGGCTTGTTGTTCTTTGTCAAGTGTCACACCGAGTGCTTCACGGATGAATTTGTTCCAATCCATGCGCCATGAGTTCAGTAGGTCGATACCCCTTTGCCGGAGTACTATATCCTGTCTTGTTGCCATTGCTGAAAATGTTGAGTTATTTGCGCGAAATTTTGCGACAGCTGGCTTTCATCCGCTTGGATGGTGACATATTCCATCTTGTGCGAAAAGAGCCGACACGGGCGTTTACTTGTTGAACTCGGTGTTGTTCTTTTCGGCATTATTGAGCATGCCGCTTTCCATGAGCAGATTGGCAAAAGATAGCTCTCCAGCGAGTTCTTTTTTCTCTGGGGCATAGAGTCCGAGTAGTTTGCGCCGTTCTTGTAACTGTTGACGTATCTCGGAGATGTAGGACACATTTCCGAGACCCACTACATTGCTCTCCTTGGTTTCTATGCTTGTGGTCTTGCTTTTACCGCCCTCGTCTCCGAACTGCGGTACTCCCTTGCGTTTCTTTACGGAGCGTATATAGTTCTCTTTTGTAAATACTCATTGAAAAGTGGGCCGGTCGCTCATTGAAAAATGGGCCACCCGTGAGAGTATGCAAAATTAATAAA